GATTGTTTCTTTTAATGCTACAAAAGGTGCTAAAAAATTCGCAGTTATAAATAGAATAGATCTTACAAAAATAATTAAAATCGGAACTATAGGTATAGAAGATATTCAAATTCTTCCAGAAGTAAATTATACAATTAACACGATTACTCCGCAGCAGGTTTTTGATATACTATCAGATGCAATATCTAAAAATGATATAGACACTATATCAAAATATTATTTAGTTGGAGTAAAGGCCGAAATCGATGGAGAAATTCTAAAATTAGCAAAACAGATTATAGATTCTTATAAAAAATCTGGATTGGAAGAAATACAAAACGAGCTTGAAAGTTTAACCCCGGTAATAGTCACTGAAAAGCCTGCTGTAAGTTATGTAATACAAAGAGGAGGAAAAAAACGAGAAGAGGTTGAAGAATAAAATTTTAATTTCGTTTACATTTATTTAATTTCGTTTATATTTGATTTTGTTTTTCTTGTATTAAAATAAATGGTAAACACGGTTACCGTAATTTTTCACAAAGAGTGTAAAGCATCAACTGATTTAATTTTATTAGCTTCAAAATTGCAGGGTTATGAAATTGAATATATAGACATAGCCACAGATAAATTTGAGACGGAAATAATTATAGACGTAGTTCCATTTATTATAATTGATAATAGCGAATCAGGTATATTCAAAGGCAAACTTGCATTTGATAAAATTGAAGAATTGATTACATTACCGGTTAAAAAGGTTCCAGTGAATACTCTTAAATACGGTGCGACAAATAAATTTGTAGAAGACGTTGCTGATAAAAGTCAGAAAATAGATTTAGATGTAAAAAGAAAAACGCGGTAATAATTTACAATTAAAAATATTTAAATATACCAAATGCATAATAACCAATTTCCTGATTTTGCTAAAATAATGAAAATAGCTCAACAGGTTGCCAGCAAAATAGATCCCCCAGCCGAATTAAAAAGTGGAAAAGTTCTAACAGAAGAAGAAATGAATAACGCAATCGCATCACTCACTAGGTCTGTTACAGCAGCTGTAACGCCGGATATGTTTGATGTTGCAAATCCTAATACGCTTTCAAAAATCGACAAAAAGAAAGCAAAGCAATTGGCTATTACAAAGGACAATTCTAAAATTTCTTTTAAAACAGATACTATTCCAGAAGAAAATCAAGACGAAGAAGAAATTAGAACTAACGTTTCAGAAAGTAGCCAGTCTGACTCTAAAATTAATAAAAAGAAGGGCAAAAAGAGTGTAGTTGAAATAGAATCAGACTGTTCAGAAGATTTAGATGCAAATTCTCAAAGAACTAACGATATGTCTTTTACATTGTCTGTAACACTAGAAGAATTGTATGTAGGTACTAGAAAAAAATTGGCTATCAGACGCCAAAAAATAGGAGACAACGGTACATATTTTGAAGACAAGAAAAAACTTGCTATTAAAATAGAACCCGGAATGATGGAAGATCAAGTAATTAGATTTAATAGACTAGCGGATGAAAAGATGGGATATGAAACTGGAGATGTGGTGGTTACATTCGACGTAGAAGAACATCCATTTTTTATGAGAGATGGAAATAATTTAATTATAGAAAAAGAAATTTCTCTTGCAGAATCTTATAATCCGGTAGTTTATATTAAGCATCTAAATGGAAAAACTTTGAAAATTACTGGGGATGCATTAAACGTCTTCAGTGACGAAGACACAATGCTTAAGAAAGTACCAGGGTGTGGTATGCCTATTCTTGGTGATAGAAATAAATTTGGCGATTTATTTATTAGATTTAAGTGTGTTAATAATGTAGTAATAACACCTGATGTATTAGAAGTTTTAAATAAAATTTTTCCTCCTCTACTTGTAATTCCAGAAGTAAAAGAAACAGATATAATAGAGAAAAAACTAGAAACTGTTACTGAATCTGATTTGGAATTTTTGGAATCTGATTCTGATGAATATGATTCTGAAGAGGAGTTTTCAGATTCAGAAGACGAAGAATCAGAATAAAGTAATATAAAAAGTAATTATATGGTTAATCAAATGATTGTTAATGGATGGGAGTTTTACGCCCTAAACCCTTTTGACGAAAATATAGAACAAAAAAGTCAGTCAGAATACGATAAAAAATACGAATTGTCTTATAAGAAATTTATCGAGGAAATGTGCATAGAAGAACCTCACGAATTATTTGAAAAAGACAATTTATTTACTTTTTATATTTCATGTGACGAAAAGTCTGATAAAATAGAATTAGAAGAAAATTTTTCAGTTATTTTTAAGAAAAGTATATTTTTAAAAATAAAATATAAAAATATAAAATCTGAATTAGAGTTGTACTATAATAGTTTTGGGATAGGTGTTAGAAATTTATATAAAAGCGGTGACTATATTTTTTTAATATTGGAAAAATCCAATAAGTAAAATTAAAACTAATACAATAATACTTATTATCAATTCTTTAGAATATTCAAAATAGTTCAGGTTAATATAATATTTTATTCCATACAAATGTTATAATTTTATTCTCTAGATCTGTTATAATTTTATAAAAATTTTTATTCATTTTAATGTTATATATTACATATTTAAATTATTTTTATAAAAATAAGATGTACCATTCGATTTTGTTAATTTTTTCTCTTTTATTTAATTATAACATCAAAGTTATTAATTCAAAGATGGATATTATAAAAAAATCTATTATAAAACCTGAATATAATTTTACACAAAAACTAAAATTAGCAAGAGAACTATCTAAATTAAAGAAAGATCGTTATATTGCTATTATAACAGAAGATCTCGAGTAACAGGTTTGTACCAATAAGGAATTTCTGTTTTTCTCCATTTAGCAAAATGGGTCTTTTCTGTGTTATAATATTTGTGATAAGCAGATGTATCTCGGGTTTGTTTACATATTTCGGGCATAGCTTGATGAAGTTTAGTTATGTTACCTTTTGGAATGTTTACAGGAATAAAAGATAGACACGCTTCTAATTTAATTTGACACATGTGTATCTTTCCATAACGCCTAGTGTATTCTTTACACAAATGTATAAACAAGTCGTATAACCAGGAATAATTTCCAGTGGTGGTTCTTGCCCATACTGTACATGGATTGTTTTTAAAAGCTATTTTGTACAGTTTAGGATTTTTATAGTTTCCGCACACATGATGTGCTGTACATAACATTTGCGCATATTCCAATATCATTTTTATAACATGAGAATCGCAATGCATCCTTGCACAAACGTATGGGCATATCGATAAAAAGAAGATATTCATAATAATTTATAATTTATAAATTTTAGTTTCTTATACATACATAAAAATAGCAATTTGATTAAATTATCTCTTCGGCTGCCCTGATATCTCTGTAACGAATAAATGTAGATGTAATACCAAAATCATCTTCAATTACTTCAAATTCAAATCCTATGCGTCCTTTTCGTGAAACGTATCCATCTTCGGTTCTAATTGTTCGAGTTGTAGTATCGTAAAACATTATCTTATAAATGTGACCAATTCTAAGAAAATAAGCAAAATCTTGCCATGTACGTGTTACAGCCATATTATTATTATAATAATATTTTAAATTTACAAAATTTCTTGAGCAGCCCTGACTTCTCTATAACGAATAAAAGTAATTATAGTACCCGATTCAAATTCAAATCCTACTCGCCCCTTTCTCCAAACCCAACCTTCTTCAGTTCTAGTTGTTCCGATTTCTTCATCATAAAATTTAATTTTATAAAAGCGACCAGGTCTAAGATAATAGTAAAAATCCCGCCATGTATGTGTTATAGCCATTATTACATTTAAAAATATTTTTAAATTGAAATTTACAAAAAAATTATATATCTGTACGGTGTGGGGTTCGAACCCACGAGGCTTTCGCCAGCAGATCTTAAGTCTGCCCCCTTAGACCACTCGGGCAACCGTACAGGTATATAATATACTGCTCTAATTTAGAATAAATTATTTCTTTATATCTTTTTACATTTTTTTAAAAAAGATTATTAGTTTATAATTATTTTTTTTATAAGTATAAATTATATGAATAGCGTGATTCCAGAAATTTTCATTAAGTTTTGTTGTATCAAAATTATTAGGTACTTTTAATGCGACGAATCTAGTAAAATGATACAAATTGTCTATTATATCCAGAACATTTACTCCGTCTAGCCTTAAAATTAGATTCTCTTCATTTTTATAATTAGAACCTCCCCATGGTGGATCTATAAAAATTAAATCTTGTTGAATAGTGTACATTATGTCGTTATATGAGCAGTTGTAAGTTATACTTTTTTTGGTATTAGTTTTCAAAATTTTAAAATTATCTGGGTCTTTTTCTATAGCTATAACTACCTTAAAATCTTTTTCAAAATAAATTGTATTTCCTCCTATACAAGCTGTAGCGTCGGTTATTACACTTTCATAATTTATATACTTTTTTATAATAGCATTAATTTGCAAAGCCTGTTCGTGTGTAGTATATATATTTAACAGTTTTTCTGGAACCTCCAGAATTTTTAATTATTAAATAATATATCTTATTTTTAAATTCAATTATTAATCTATTATAGCCGCAGTTTCTCTCATCGCATCTGGTAATATATTTTTAATTATATCAAACATAACTTTTCCTATTCCTTTTATTTTTTTTAATTCGTTTAAATTTCCAGGTGTTATTTCGTAATCTAAATCGTAAATAGCTTTTGCGGCGGTATGATAAGCAAACCAACTTTTACTTTCCTCTTCTTTTTTTTCAGAAGCGATTTGATTTAGGGCATCTGATATATATCTATTGACGTTGTATTTACGCACAGGAGGTGGTTTTAGAACTATTTCAGGAAGTGATTCCCAAGGTCTAAGTCTATCTATATCGTTGAAATGTTTATTTAATAATTCTGCATAAATCGATGAATCTGTTCCCATAGTTGGTACATAAACAGCGAATAATGCTCTATTAACACGTCCTTCGTCTACCCTTTGTGGAAAATTTGTTGGAATTTTATATTGAGCCACGGCAGTTCGTATTCCAGGTGGTAAGTAATTCGTAGCTGCTAAGTCTCTTGAAAAAGCACCCCTAACACTGGGCCACATATACGCTGGATAATGTTTCCAATGTGGATCCTTCCACGAACCAACTATATACATATCTCCGGTTTTTGTATTAGTCATATAAACTGGTGTATCATGTTGTCTGGATATTAAAATTGGATTAATTATCCGTGTTTCCCCCATTTTCCCCTGTCCAAAATCTAACTTATAATAAAAAGTATAATTTGGGTTCATTAAATTTAATTTATAATAATACATTATATTATAAAATTTAATGAAAAGAAAATTCAAAGAACCAGATGAAACATTTGATATTACTAAATATAAATTTAACACATTAGAAAATTTAATAGAGATGATATACGATTATTCACAAAAACCTCTACCAACTAAAAAACATCGAAAAAATTATCCATCTAAGATGCACGTTTTACCTGATATATTAGAAGATTTAATAACTTTGAACAATATGATAGGCATGAAAAAATTAAAGACACAAGTAATAGATCAAATTTTATTTTTTATTCACGACACTAAAGAAACTATCATGTTACATACAGTGTTAGAGGGTCCACCCGGTACAGGTAAAACCACAGTGTCTGAAATATTAGCTAAAATTTATTCTAAATTAGGAATATTCAAAAAAGTTAAATTTAATGTAGCAAGAAGGGCAGATTTAATTTCAGAATATCTAGGGGGTACGACTATAAAAACTCTAGAAACTTTAAATAGGTGCAAAAACGGAGTAATTTTAATAGATGAGGCTTATTCTCTTGGATCTTCCGGTTCGGAAGATATATACGCAAAAGAATGTGTAGATACCCTAAATCAATATTTGTCCGAGAATGTAGATAAAATTATCTGTATTATAGCTGGTTATAGGCGCGAATTGGACGAGTGTTTTTTTTCATTAAACCCTGGTCTTAGAAGACGATTTCCGTGGACCTTCACAATCGAAAATTATAACACCGAAGAACTGTGCGATATTTATTATAAACTAATAAAAGAAAAGGAGTGGGAAACTACATGTGAAAAAAGTGATATATCACAATTAATAAATAAGAATTTAAATTTGTTCGACGGAAATGGAGGAGATATAAGTACAATTATTGAAAAAGCAATGATAATTAGTATAAGAAATAATTTTGGTAAATCTAACAATTATACAATAGAGTTAAAAGATTTTTCAGAGGCTTTAGATATATTTGTAACAAATAAATCTCAACACAATGCTTTTTTACTACCGCCGCCCGGTATGTATAATTAATACGTTAAATTCATTTAAATTTAATGCTGGTATATTGTAATATGTTTTCATACAAAAAAATAGATCTATTAAAACTAAAAGTAACAAACGACATTCTTGCACTTGAAAATTTAGATTTAACAATAAAATCTCCAATTATAAATTGCGAGTTTAATGGGGATAAATTAATACTTATCATAAATTCGGATTCTAATAGTCACAATACTTTTTTAAATTTGTGTTCGTATATAGAAAGATTATTTAAATCCCACGATATAAAATCTCAAATTATAAGTAACAATTTAATACACATTAATATAGACAAAACGAGCGAATTCTACGATTCAAATAAAGAAGAAATAAGTAAAAGCTTGATTAAAACGGGTGGTAAAATTATATGTTCATTTACTTGCAAAAATGGTAAACTTTATCTTAAACAATTGTTACAATTAAAAATTTAATTTCGTTATAATATCACAATTAAAATATTAATTTAAAATAAATGAGCGATATAAAAACTGAACTATCGATTTATGATCCAATTAAAACTTCAAAGAATATATTTTATTCTAGAGTAATGCACAATTCCGAAGAACTTAGTTTTCAAATTAAAAAAAGTAAATTTATATTAGATAAAACTAAAAATAACGGAGTGCTTACACTTGACGACTTGAGCTTAGAATGGATTAAAAAAATTTCAGACGCAGTGGTGTTATTTACTTCAGAGAAAAGCAAATTGTGGTTTGGAAAAGAATTAAATTTACAAGAATGTAAAAGTATATTCAGAAATAATTTAAACGAGAATGATCTTACCTGTTTTTACGATGAAAATTCAATTTTTTACGAATCTAAAAATGAAAATCTAGATATATCAGGTTTACAAAATGAATTATATGGTATAGCATTGCTAAAATGCGATGTAGTTGTTTATACAAAAACTTATTTTTTCATAAAATGGGAAATTAGTCAGTTTAAAATTAAATCAGAAAGACAGGATAAGGAAATATCAATTTATTTATCTGAATATAAAATTAAAGACTTACCAGAACATTCGCAATCGTGTAACGAAGAAGACATGATCAAAAAAATAGAATCTATTACGCTATTTTAATAATTTAAATTTAAAGCTAAAATGAATTAATAATTATTTATAATGGAAAAAATAGTAGAATGCGTTAAAAAAGTAAGCGGTAAACTTGGTAATTATTATAAAGAAAACGTTTATCAGTCTGCTTTAAGTGTTGAATTAAATCTTGCTGGAATATTATTTCAAAATGAAGTTGTTATGCCTATAATTTATAAAGGAGTGTGTATTGGATATGAAAGAGCAGATATAGTAGTTTATTCGAAAGATGAAAATCCGGAGTTTATAATTGAATTGAAGTCGCAAAATACAAAACTGGGTCAAAAAGAAATTAATCAATTAAGAAAATACATTTCAAATTTGAAATGCGAACACGGTATATTGGTTAATTTCTACGACAGCATTGAAATTATTGACGTTACGGATAAATCTCATACTAAAATGGATTAGCTAAAATTATTGAAGTGATTTTCGTGACATTCCCCTGATATAAAATTAGCGCTAAACATTAGGGGTTTATTTAATGGAATTAGAGAAACTTCAAAAATTTTACGTGAGTCGTCTGGAACGGACAGGGTTTTTTTAAAAATTTTATTGTAAAGTGTGTAAAGTTTTTTAAGTGATAATGTGTTAACAAGATTTAACCAAATTTTTACAGTTGAGTTACTTTTTATACCGAAGTGTTTACTAAAATCTTTTAACTGTCTTTCTTGGTCTTGTAATCTATATACATGTGTTGCTTTTAGCAATCTTTCTAATATTTTAACATCTTTATTTTTTAAAAGTACGTTTATTTTAATTATATAAGAACCTTCTAAAGTAAAAACAATGTGTACTAACGTTCCATTTTTAGCATAATTCATATTTATAGACATGTCTTCTCCCGATGGCCATCCGTATGTAGTTCCCTCGTCTATATAGCACTGTTCTGGGTGTGTGTGATAGTTTATTATTCCACGCGGTGTTTTAACGCTGGATTTTTCCCCGTTAACACGATATTCTCTTAAAAACTGTTTATCGCATGTGTTTCCATCGCAATTTACATCTTTAAATAAAATAGAACCTGCTATTTCATATTTGTCTATATAAAGAGAACGTTTTATTTTTTCTATGAATCCTTGATCTATCTCCCATGTAACTTTTTTATTAGATTTAAAGCACTTCATTTATTATATAAGTTATTTTTTAAGTTTTAAAATAATTAATATAATATATCATTTACTTTAATATGTCTGAAACCTTAAACGTAAACGTTCTGGTAGCAGCAAAAGACGAATACACTAGACAACTTGTTAATACGATCAATGCGGATATATATGAAGTAATTAAAACAATCTTCAAAGACTCTCAAACAAAAAATATTAGACGTAAAGTTTCTTATTCCAATTTTCAATTAGAGCTTAAATCTGTGCCAATGTGGACTTCCTACAATCTAGACGCTAAAATCAATCACATTCCTAAGAAATATCCGTTTTTAATGGATTTAATTACAGCAATTTTTGTTAGTCACGTTAAAATATTAGCATGCGTAAGACTGAAGAGCGACAATAAATCAATTAAAATTAAAGTACCAAATTTAAATACATTTTTACATAAACTTATTATAAGATGTTGCGAAGCTATATATTATGAACCGCATATAATAGATATGGAAAAATACAAACTAACTAATATAATAGAATTAGCTATTGAAAACACCATAGCAAATCAAATTCCGATTGAATATATTTTACAAGAATATTTATCCGGAGCATTTGACGATGAACCTGAAAGTAATGAATTAAGTAATGAATTAAGTAATGAATTAAGTAACGAATTAAATAAAGACAATGAAGACATTTCTGATCATGAATCAGACGTAAATTCCGAAGACGGTGAATACAAAAACATACCTATTTTACCAATTAAAAGCAGACAGGCGATTAACAATTTGGCTATTTCTAAAAACAGTGAAGAAACAGAAGATTTAGATATAGACGCAGATACTGATAAAAAAGATTCAGACTGTTATGAAAACCGCACTCAGGATACACCAAATGCCCCGCCTGTTTTAAATAAATCTTCTAATATAGAAGATGAATCCGATGAAGAGTACTCAGACGATGATGTATCCGCTGATGAGGATGTTCCTGACGATAAAAAAAATAGGAGCTTATTTTAAATTAATAAATTTACAGGTCGTTATATACTCCAAAAAAAGCTTTAATCGTAACAATTGTAAATATTATTCCGTTTATTATCAAAATTGGGTTGCGGGTTTCACGGGACAGGGCGAAGGAAGATAACGAAACCCCTGCTATTGTTAATACAATTAAATAACAATAAATTAAATGGAACGATAAGAACTCATTATAAAAAACCGCCAAAATTGAAGGCAAAGATATAATAGTTATCAATGCAAGAACTACTAGCAAAATTACTTCATTTTTAGTTAGATCATATTCTTCTAAAATTTTATCGAATATTAATTGAACAGTTTCGTCTATACTCGGAAGAGAGCTCAACACCATGTTTGGAATTTGCTTGTTTAAAGGACTATTAGCCATTATATCTGGTATAGATTTGGAAACTTCATTTAAAATGTCTAACGGAATATTATTTACTGTATTTCCTGTTTTTACTGATTCTATTGGTAAATTTGTTATAATAGGCGGAAC